GGGTCGGATACGCCGGAGCTGCCGAGCGCCTTAACGATAACCTGAGCGTCGCCCTGTCCTTTCAGCGACGTACGGATTAACGCGTCCTTACCGAGCACGTATACTTGCGCGATCTTCAACTCTCTGGCCGAACCGGCGGTAAGCGTCGGAGCGGTAACGGCCGCACCCGTGGAATCCACCCAAGCGGCGGGCGCCGTGCCCGCAATACCGTTAATGCTCGGAACCGCGCTCGCGGTCGTCGGGAAAGTTAATACAAAACGGTTCGGGTTCCAGCTCGTTTGCTGACCGGTACGCGCATCCAGCATATAGCCGGCGGGATTACCCGCTTTAATCGCCGCGTCTGTCGGCAAAGCCGCCGTACCGAAAATTAACTGGCCCGTGGTCGTCTGCGCCATTACGCGAACGCTGCGCTGACCGGCCGCCGTATAAAACACGCCCGATACCGGAGCCGCGAGAGTCTCGTAAAACGCCAAACCGAATAACGGAACCAACGCGTTGTCGGAGTACATCGTATACGTATTCTTATTAAACCGCATGTATTTTTCCACCAGCGGGTCCGTAATCATATCGAAGTAAAACTCCGGGCCGGCCAAAACGTGGAAGTGTTGGTCGGAACGCGGCTTAACCAGCAAGCGTTTCATATCAAGCTGGATCCGGCGTAATTCGTTCATGCTCGGAATATTCGCCGTAGTAAATTCGCCGATCGACGCCGCCGTAAATCCGGCGAAGTAAGGCTGCGCTACGAGAGCGAGCGCGTCGCGGGCAAGCATATCGAGCGTCTCAATCGCAACGATCGAATACTCGCGGGTGTAGTTCGCGATAACCGGATCGACCAATTTAATATCGACCATATCGGTGAACTCCATAAACCGCCCGTATTGGAACGTCGGAATATCGTACGACTCGGCCGCCGCACGGTCGGAGATCGGAGGAATACCCTCGTCGAGAGGGGTCGTGTGCGCATGGAGAGGCGTCCATCTGCGGATCGTAATGCGCGAAGCTTTATTTTCGATCGGCATCTCGTCCGCGTAGCGGAAGTATTTATACTGATCCGCGTCTAAACGAATCGTCTCCAGCAACTGCATCGTATAGAAATACTCGGGATTGAGCCTGGCCCACTTTCCCGCCGTAGCATCTATCGTGCCGTTCGCGGCTCTGCGGATCGCCGCATTCGTAGCCGCAATGTAACTGTTCAACGAGCCCGCCGGAGCGTGCGCGTTAATGGTGCCCTGTACACCGGACATCTGTCCGGGTGGTACGTTTGACACCGCGTTGGTGTTGATATCACCGATTGCCATAATTTATGGTCTCCTTAAAATTTAGTGTCGCTTAATTCCAAGGACCTGGGCAAGCATATCTAAACCGTCTTCGGGATTTGCGGGAGCGGGGGACGCAGTTCCCTGAGGTCCTGCCCCTGTCGTTACACCCGGAGTCGTCGAACTCGCCACTCTCTTCTGACGCTCCGCCTCTTCAGCCCGGCCCGCTTCTTTCGCGCGGTCTATAAGCTTCTGATAATTTAACGCCAAATAATGCTGCGACAAATTCACGCCTCGGTTTGCAAACGGATTAATCCCTTCCGCCGAAAGCTGCTTCGCAAACGAAGTCAGGTCTTTCGTATCCAGGCTAAACTGTTTCTGCAATTCGATAAACGATTGGTTAGCTTCTTTCCTTATCTCCTCGGCCTCGTAAGCGGCGAGTTTCGCCTCCTGTTCTTGCAGCGTCCGGAGAACTAACGGATCGATATTTTTCGTCTTCGCTTCCTCGGCGGTAAGCAAAGTCCCCAGCATATTTTCAATCGCTTTCGGATCCTTCGTTTCTACCTTAGCGTATGCTCCGTATCTCAGGAGTAAATCATTTAAACGCTTATTCTCAACACGCAGTTCCGCAAACGCTTTACTGGATTTATCGAACGTCTCTTCAAAATTCGGAGCTTTATCCGGAACCGCAGGTGCGGGTGCCGGAGCCGGCGGAGTTGCTGCGGGAGGCGCGGCAGGTGCCGGTACGGGCGCCGGTGGGACAGCCGGTTCCGTAGGCGCGGGTTCCGGTATCACAGGAGGAACCGGATCGACGACGGGAGGAACAGGATCTGTATTCGGCGGGGGGCTGCCGGCCATTGCCAGCATCTGGTCTACGAGTTCTTGCTCGGTCATTATAATCTCCTAACCCGAATCGTTGCGGGATCGGGGGTCCCGCTCGGTAGCGAATTTTATTCTGCCCTATTTCCATACGGAGGGAGGCGAGCCCGTTCGCTGGCAGTATAGTAACATGCAAATAACGGATCTGTCAAGCGTTTGTTACAACATTTCTGAAAAAAATCTTTCGTAAACATATCCTCGCTTTCCGCACTGCGAACATTCTAAATCGCTGTTCGGCGTTTCTTTCGGCCGGACAGCGATCCAAGTGTGTTTACAATGCAAGCAAACTACTTCGCTTACGAGCATGTTCTTTTCTTCTCTCTTCGTTCTTTACGGTTCGGGCCGCCGTTGCTGCCGTCAAATTTTTCAGGTTTCGTCGGAATCATCTCGCGGCACTGCGCGGCGCGTTCCGGAAACTCTTCGATAAATTTATTCTCAGCAGCGAGAACTTCTTCAGCAGACGCTTGCTTCGGATCTAACCCGTATTCAACGCACGCCTCTTCCGTTAAGCACGGCATCGAATTAACATTCGGAAATTCCGTGTCTAAAAAACTTCCGACCGACATATTCAGCATATCGTAAATCTCTTGCTCGAACGCGGGAATATCTTCCGGTTTAAGCTGAGGATTTTTCATTGCTTGGTCCTTCGCGGTCCGGAGAGTCGTCAGAAACATCGTCGTTAAAATCGGAATCGACATCCCTCCGCCGAGCGATACTTTTATAATATCCCCGGGTTTCGTAGGGTTCGGTACTTCTATTCCGTTTCCGAATAAAATATTTACCGTCCCGTCGGTTTGGTCTAATGCTACGACCAACACTGTCTTACTCATGTTTAACCTCCAATTTTTTATGGATCTTTTCCAGCTGCGAACGGAGACGGGCAAGCGAAAGCCCCGGTGTCGTGGACTCCGGAGCCTTCGGCATATTCGCGATATGCGCGGTTATTACAAATTTTAATAACTCGCAATCGTCTTCGTTAAAGCTAAGTATGATACGTTTCATATGTCACACTCCTATAACGCGAGTGTAACACATCGTAATTTATTTGTCAACTGTTTTTAATTATAATTTAAAAACTAATCCGCGAACTTCAAGAGTTTCTCGATTTACTGACGCGGCAGTATTGAGGATAATAATAGAGTCTCCAATCGAAGTTAAACTAACCCACTGTCTCGTATAATTCGGAGCATCCCGAACCACTAATCGCACTGTAGCATTTACAAAAAAATATCCCGGTTTACCTTTATAATATATGGAAGTATTTTGCGCGTCATAAATTTCGTCTGTGCGAGTAATATATTCTTCCCAATTATCAATCGTAAGAGCAGCTACAAATTCCAATGTAACATTTGTAAGGCCTACAATAGTAACTTCTAAAATATGTGGGCACTCCAGCATAGCTTCCGCGCGGACAGCTTTCCAGTTAATCGTAACTGCACCGCCGAACTCCGTTACCTCGCCGTACTTTTCTGCAAGTGCGACATAGTTACTTGCCCGTTCACTTGCGGGGAGCGCGGGGTCAAGGAGCTTGCGGGCTTCGGTTTCGGCTTTTTCACCGCAATCGCACGATAGTGTGGTACCGGGTTCACCGGGGTCACCTTTCGGTCCGACAGGTCCGGTTAACCCGGGAGGTCCTTCGGGTCCGGGAATACCAGAATCAGTAGGTGCGGGAGAACAACCAGCTACGCACATTAAAATAATTAATGTTAATAAACCGGCCGTAATAATTCCAATCCAAGAATAAAACGCAACCGTTAATTTTTTCATTTACGTGCCTCCCCCGGTAGCCAATGTTTTCACCGCAGGTTTCATTCCGTCGCCCATCGGAGTGATACCGGAAAACTCCACAAACGCCGCAAGGAGGAGAGTGTTATGGTTTAACTCGTCACGGATTTTCTCCTGAGTCGCGGCGATCTCTTTACCGCACCAATCCACGACTTTCTGGTAGTGCTCGATCTTCGCCCGCAGATCCGCTTCGTCTTTACCGGGTTTACCTTCCGGACCTTCCGGCTTCAATAATTTCTTATTTACATGCCGGATACATTTCAGCGACACATCGAGCAAACACTGCAACCGTTTAATCTGATCCGTATATCCTTTAATTGCTTCGGATTCATCCGCCGCATTCTCCGGATAAATCTCCGCCACCTCGTGAATAGCGCACTTATACTCGTCGTGCATATCCCAAACTTCTTGAAATTTCTGCACGTCGTCGCAATCACGCCATTCGTCCGGATCCCACGGACGGTTATAGGTTTTATTCGGATCTTCTTTTAATTCTTTAATCCGTTCCTGTGCGCGTGTAATTTCTTCCTTCGCGCCTTCACGGATTTCCGCCTCTTTAGCTTTCTGCTCGGCGGCCATAGCTTTCTGCTGTTTCGCGAGGTCTTCCTGGGTCGGGCCTACCTTTTTCAGCAGATCTAAATAGTTACTCATAGTGGATTACTCCTTATAAATTTTTTATAGTCTTTACGGGATAAATTATTTTTCTTACGCCGAGGTATCTTTCGAAAATATGGAATAGGCTTTAAATCGAGGACTTCATGCACCTTATCGTGACACGCCCGACATAAATACCTACAATCCTCGGGTCGCGTATCGTATATATCGGGCGGATACCGTAAATGGTGAACATCGCCGGTTCTTCCGATATACCGTAAACAGTGGCTGCATATCCATTTCGCATTATACATTACTACGCGGCGTATGGCTTTCCACTCTTCGGATTCCATATACGCCCGGTACTCAGGGGAGAATATTTTCTCCATATTACATCCCCCCGCCCATAGGAGGCATACCGCCCCCGCCACTCATTAATGCTTGGATCATAGCCGGATCGATCCCCTGAGGTAAACCGGTTCCGGGATCCATCCCGCCGGGAGCTCCGGGTAACGGTGCCCCACCGGGTGGCATTGCTCCGGGAGGCGCCCCGGAAGGCTGTGGCCCGAACTGTCCGGGGAACGCGTTCGGATCTCCGAGCTGCATTCCCATCTGCATCAACTGATCCGGGTCTCCGGTCGGCTGTCCCTGACGGCGTGCGTTTAAATCGTTCGCTACGGCAAGCATCGCATCCTCGGGACTCATACCCTTTCCGGTTAATTCCGCATACTGGAACAGCACCTGGCTCGTATCTTCGAGAGCGGATTGCTGGCGCTGCAGGCCCATACGCTCCAGCATTATTTCTTTATTCGGCAGATCCTGATATCTTAACCACTCTTCGGGAGTAATCAACTCCACATTCGTTCCCTGCTGCTGATACTGCATCTGCTGCTCCATCAACATATTCGCTAAATCCGCATTCCGCTGACGGTTCTTCGGGAGGTCGGAGGAAATATGAATCTGATAGCTAAACACGGTATCCTTCGCGCGGGCGTGAAGTGCCGGGAAATCCACCTTCTGTGTAACCCACGAACTGGATTTTAAATTAGCGTTCTGCTTATTCTTCAAATACTGACGCTTCGGAGCAAAATAAATTAAATTCTTAAGCACGATCTCCGTAGCTTTCTTCGCGTATGTTTCAAACCGGTCGATACGAGGTACATCAACTAACGTCATCCGGTCGATCATCTCCTGCATCCCGCCGGTAGTAGTAATACTGCCGGTATTTCTTCCGGTATACTTTCCGTCCACGGCGGATATCCGCTGAATATCTTCGCGGAGCCGGGCCTGAATATTTAACCCTTGCTGGTCGATTAACGGAAACTCAGCATAGTGAAGGGCCTTATTTGCCTCGCCGTTTACTACGAACGTATAGTCCGGGTCGTTCGCGTGCTTCGCAAACGAATTAATATTTAACTGGCTTTGCGCAGATACGAATTTCGGGGGGTGCATTTTACGGTATGCGTTCGTCAGATTCTCGGAATCCATTATATTACACACCATCGAGTTAGATACGATACGCGCGGGTTCGGAGTTTCCGATTAAATCTCCCATCGGATTATTACAATATAAAAGCGCAAACGGAAACATCGAGGGCTGAATATTATGCTTCGCGTAGAGCAGGTAACTGCCGCCGATCGTATGGTATTCGTCCACCACTACGCCTTTTGGGGTGTTAACCTTATACCACGCGATTACCAGAGTATAATACTCATCCTGACTTCCGCCGGGAAATTGCAGCGGGCGGATCGTATCGGTCGGCGTCCATTGGTTCGGCATAACCGTCCCGAACTTATTATTCGGATCGGCGAGCATATCTTCAAACGCTTCGCGGTATATCGGGGAAGAGAGGAAGTAAGTCTTATGAAACCGGTCGGTCGTATAACAATATGCAGCCTCTTCAAAATTCGGGGCGAACGGATCCCGCATAAATTTTAATGGGTGAACGTCTCTTACCTTAACTCCGCCGTGAGACATAATAAGATTGCTCGTAAGGCCTTCATCCCAACCAAACTGCGTAATCCCGAGATTGAATAGAGCAGCATTATGACCTGCATCCCGTTGCGCTTGTGGAACCTGGCTTACATTCCATTCGTGCTCCATGCTTATATTCAATTCCATAACAATCTGCACGTCTTCCTCGCTCGTCGGAAGAATATCGGCAGATTTAGAAACTGAGTAAATGCTTGCTACCATGTGGTTCGTAACATACGCCACATCGTTCGTATCGGGAAGAATCTGGTAGCTCGGAAACTGCGCTCCGATCGCCCGCCACAATTCCCCTTGATATATCTGATCTAATAACTGTACCTTCCGGTGGGCGCGGACATACCGGGCTTTACACTGAATATAATCCTGGTATAGCTTCGGGGTACCGCCGGGGACGCGGCATTCGCGTTTTTCTTTATTCTCGGTTTTACGGGAAGCGGGGGCTTCGGGTTCGGTGTTACGGGAACGGTCTAATTCTTCGAGGTTCTCTTCCATCGAACGATCTCCGTCACCGTCTTTAAACTGATCACGGTTAGCCATTAGCGAATACCTCCTTCATCGGGCGGGAGCTCCGGCCCGAAAACTTCCTGTATAGTTTTCAATACTTTATCCATCGCGGACGTGTTCCCGGTCGCCGTCCCGGTCGGGGCGGGAGTCGGAGTTTCGTTTTCTTTCCGAATCCTCTCGCCCTCGTTAAGCAAGTGCTCGATATGGTCTAACTCGGGCGGCCGTTCTACGGGAATTGGTGGAGTACGGGTCGGAAGCACTTCCATTTTTTTATGGAACGTAATTCCTTTAAAGCATAAAGTTAGAACACAGGTTACGATAGCTGCGGACGCTATCAAGGTACAAATAATCGATATCATTAATCGACTCCTTTAGTCGCCGGTATGTGAGGGGTACCGGTCGGTATAGTACGGGCAGGCGGGATCTTCCCCGGAACATAGTAGTGGCGGAATACAATCGAGGTATCGTCCAGAGTGTGGTCGGTAACGGGGTCGGGAGGTGTCCGGGTATAAATAGGTTTTTTATTAATCATTATCTAACGGACTCCATAAATAGTTTGGTGACATTGTACCACGCCCACGGGGGTTCTGTAAAGCGTTTTCAGTATAAGGATCCGAAATATTTTCTATCGGGGATAAAAAATTCGGGATAACGTGCGGCGTGTACTCGGGTTCCCGGGATCGGTGGGGGTCGGAAGCGTTAAATCCGTACTCATAGGCGAGGTCGTCACGGGAGGGGAGGACGCGATTACCATAAGAATTAAATATCGCGTTACTGAGTTCGGTAGGATCTGCGGGCAATTCCATTACGATCCAACGGAGCGGATCGATTAAATGGTTATTCTTATCCTCCGTCTGACTCTGATTACTCCCATCCCGGGACTGACGGAAGGAATAAGCCTGGAGTTCCTTAATAAGCTCGGGACACTCTGGGGAGATTAGGATACGGTCATCCTCAAAATACGTATTCAACTTATATATCCCCGGTTCAACGGCAGGGGTGCTGGCCGGCTGGAAATGGATATTATGCTCCGCGTATAAATCAATAAGCGACTTCTTCTGATAGTCTCTCTTCGGTCCGGTCTTCGGATCGATAATAAACGGGCGGAGCCAGGTCCCGGGCGGAGCGTGAGATGCGAGGTTACGGATCTGGTGCGCGAGATCAGTAAGGTGCGTATTCGTATTTTTATATTCTTTAAATACGATTAATTTACGGATCTCGGGGTCTACGTAGGTTAGGAGTATCCCGGCGGGGTCGGATAACCCGTAATCGTGGGCTAATAGGAACCGGGCAGAGTTCGGGGGCTTCGGAGGTTCGGTAAGTATGTGGCTCGTGTCGGTTCTTGCGTTTGTTAGTGCTGCGGGAAACACTAAGCCTTCCGCATACTCAAAACTCGAAAGCACATATCTATTAATCCACCACTGCGGCTTATTCCGCGTAAGGTTCTGGATATAGTCGCGGGGGAGGTAAGCATTCGCCGAGGTGGACGCGATGTGAGCGGAGGTCGCGGGATCGAGGGGGGTGAGCTCGTTAGCTTCCCGGGTTCTTGCTTTATGGAGAGGATCCCCCGCAAGATAGAGTCGGGAGGCCGGGAGGAACACTTCCTGTTTAACCCAACCCGCGTCGGGATTGCTCTCTACCCATTGTTCTCTCCAATCGGCTGCGTAGACGGTAAGAGCCTGCATCTCCTGAGGGTTCGGGGGACGCTTATGGGTTCGGAAGAAATTGGCGCGGTTGGCATTGGTTTGTTCTTCGTCGAGAATAGAGGCGGCGAGGTTACGAAGGCGGGTTTTAGCCACGGACCAAAAATCTGCGTTAATCTCGGAGCCCTCAACGAATACAATCATATCGAGATTCAGGGAGCGGAGTTTTCCCGCATCATCGAGAGGCCTCCAGATAAGTCTGTAGCCGTTTATGAAAGTATAATAAGCTTTCTGATTATTGACGGAAGCGATGAAAGCTTTGGGGAGGGCTTGGTCGAACTCTCTTTTAATCGTTTGTTCCAGCTGCGGAAGTATATTCGCTCCCACGAGGCCGGTACCGTTAGGAGTAATCATGATATGTTTTAAGATAGATTGAATGGACGCGGAGGTTTTAGCGGAACCGTAAGCTCCAAAGTTACCCTTGAAACGAGAGGGGTCTTGGAGAAATAGATATTGCTGAGGTTGAGGCTGCCACTGATTTATAAAAGTATTACAATGCGGACATTCCGAGAAACATGTGGAAAGCTCTCCCTCGGAGTGAGCGAGAGTCGGTTGTAAGGTGGATTTACATCTGGGGCAGTTTGTGATCATATAGCCTCCAAATGTTACGGGGTGTTGTTCTCAGTTCCGCAATAATGGTATGGTGCGGGAGGTCCGGTGGGGTGTCGTGAGTATCCATAAGAATGTAACGGACCGTACGGGGGATATATTTCCACCGAATAAGACGCTCGGCGCCTTCGATATTACATTTCAGGAAAGTGGGTTTATAGAGGTGTATCTCGTCGAAAGCCCGAAAGCTTGGTACCGGAGTAGGGTCGGCGCCTTCGAAAATATTGTAGGTGTCGGGAGTAGCGTGGTTCGGGTGGTAGAGATAGAGGGGTTTGGTAGAGTTAGAAATTGCTCCGCGATTAAGCGTGAAAGGTGTGAGGGAACCGGCGATGAGAGGTTGGCGGAGCGAGAGGGCAGCTGAGTCGGGGTCGGGTTCGTAAGCGATGACCCGTTTAGCTTTATTATGAATCGCGATAGAGGAAAAAATACCGATATGACTGCCCCAGTCCATAACGATTTGGTCGCGGAGGTAGGGTTCGAGGGAATCGATATGCGGGAGCCAGAGATCGATTAACTGGCGATCGGTTGTCCCGGGGCGTGCGAGAAGGTTCATGGGAAGAGTATAACAGGGTGCGGAGATGTTGTCAAGGAGTTTGGAGAGGGAAATTTTATTGAGTTTTATTAATGAGGACATAACAAAGAAGAAAAAGGTTTGGTAAGGAATAGGAAAGGTACTTTAAGGTTCTCAATTTTAAACCCCACCCCCATCATTTGGAGACGCGCCCAAAAAGGGCCCTCAATATAAGGAGGTTTACCATGAAGAAGGTAACCACTACATTCACTCAGACCGCGTTGGAACTGTTCGATACTCTCGAAGCTTCACGCAGAGCACTCTGTGCTCATCCCGAATCTGCCTGGGCAGATACCGACCGAGGCTTACTCTGCACGGCGTGCAACTCCCCGGTACCCAAGTCTATGCTGTGCAATGGCGGCAAGTGCTCTAACTGCCCTAACTTGCATTGCGAGAACAACACGACCCCGGATCATGTCAGCGAACTCATGGACTGTACCAGCGACGAGAAACTCTATCCCGACTGCGGTATGTGCCCGTACGAGTTCACCGACAAATGCGAAGGCAAAGCCAAGTGTAAGTCTAACTAAGCCGAAAACATGGGTGCGGAAACACACCCGTGTTATACGTGGAAATGAGTGACCACGTACTGATGAGGCAACTCACGGAACTACTCATGGAGGATTACCATGAAAAAGGTATCCTATTACACCGTGCACAATGCACAAGACTGCCCTGCCATCAAGACGATTAAAATCGTCGCTGACAAGGCCGACACGACATACGTCGTTGTCTCCTCGAAGAACGGGATCCCCGTTGACGTACCCAGAACCGACTTCCGTATGGATGCCGGAATCCTGATGTACAAAAACTTCGTACTCAAACCCGTGCAGTTCGTTACCATCGGCAATCTGCACAAAAACGTCATGGACAAAACCTGCGGACACCACTTCTACGTAGGCAGAGGTTCCGACGTCGGCAATCCCTTCGCGATGAAGTCCAACAGCTTACAGGATCGCGACACCGTATGCGAGCAATACGAAGAGTGGTTTAAACAAAAGCTTGCGGATCAGAAGGACAGAAAGTTCCACACTTATCTGGACATCATGGTTACGGCGTTACGTAACCACGGACAAGTTACTCTCTGGTGCTACTGCGACCCGAAGCGCTGCCACGCGGAGACCATCAAGAAATGGTTACTCAATCCCAACTGTTTCGTTAAGGCCGAAGTGAAACCGGAACCTGCGCCCGAACCTAAGCCCGAACCTGTTATGCCGCCGAGACCTGATAAGAAGGTCAAAAAGATTACTGTCAAAGTCTTCGATAAGAAAGAGTACCTGCGTACGGAGTCCAAATGCGAACCTATCCAGGAGCTTGAGCTCATTCACATCTACGGAACTTCGTACGAGAAAGCCGACGGCACCAAGGTCAAGCTGACATCCAGCCACATCAAGCGCCACTGGAATGTTACCGGAGCAAACGGCAAGGAGTACCTGTTCAGAAAGGTCGGAGTTTAATCCTGCCTTAAGGAGGAGTCGCTTATGAGGCGTCAAAGCATCGCGTTTTATATTTGGCTGGGAGAGGTCTGCTACTATGGTGGTAGACCTCTAGCACCGCTCCCACTCCCCCAGGACACCATTCTCCTCTTCCTCACTTTATTACCGCTCCCGCGAAATTCAGGACACCTAATATAGCGGTAAACCCGCTTTCCTTTATCGACCTCGCTAGGGGTCAAGATTTCTTCCATGTCTTGTGTGATGAGGTGTATATTTGTGTAGATTTTTACATTAATTATGTTAAAATACACAAATTTTACCCTAAATCCCGCACCCCTCTTTACCCTATATACATGAGATATCTATATATTAGCTTTTTTAATAGAATAATAATAATATATATACATAGTAGTAATTTGTATACATCACATATATTACTACTCCCCACACATATTACTATTCGCATATATATTACCATTTCCCCATCTCTCCGTCCCCGTCCCCCACCACCTCCCTATTCCCTCGAAAATAGGAGAATTTAGTAATCTATATACACTTAGTAATCTATGTACCAGTAGTAATTTATATACATCACATATATTACTAACTTGCATACATATTACTATTATTTCATGTAAAAAGGCACATGTGCAAATATAGGCCTAAAACATCTCCGTACATATCCTCTCCTATTTTTCTTTTTTCTTTTCGGTATTTTATCCCGTCCACACCATCGCGCTTAACGGCTTCCATACACCGATACCATATTTCGCAGAACCTCGCAACCGTGCTCGCACCCTTCCTCCGCATCCCGGTTGCAAGAACCTGCGAAATATGCTCCGCACCTTGTGAAGCCGTTAAACGCTTGCCCACGAGCTCCCGACACCCAACGAGGATAACAGACAGAGCTCTCACCCCGATAGGAGACCAGCAATCATGGAAACAATGACACCGAAACTCCGACTCCACTCCTGGATCACCGCCAATG